TTGGGATTCGACTACCTACAGGAAGTCAAGTCAGAGCAAGGGCTCAAACAAGCCGCTGCGGACTTCGGAGTTCATCCAAAAAAGGAACTTTGGAAACTACCCGCCATGTATGTGGGAGAGTACGCTGAACAGGATGCAGCGCTCACACTGAAACTGTGGCAAGCATTCAAGATCCGCATGCGTCAGGATGAAGTTGAATCGATCTTCAACCTCGAAACAGAAGCCTTCCCTGTCCTGCACAACATGACAAGCCGCGGGATCCGCTTTGACCGTGTTAAATGCGAGCAACTGATTACCCAATTGATTGCCCGTGAGAAACAAATCCACAAAGACCTCAAGTCACTTGTCGGCTCCAACGTCGATATCTGGGCCGCACAAAGCATCGCCCTAGCTTTTGACAAGCTGCACCTGCCCTATGCAAAGACCGAGAACGGCCAACCGAGCTTTACAAAAGGTTTCTTGGATGGTTGTGAGCACCCGATTGCCAAGATGATTGTGGAAGCGCGTGAGACCAACAAAACGCACAGCACCTTCCTGCAGCCGTACCTGAACTTCAGCGCCAAGACCGGCCGTATCCATCCGCACGTCAACCAGATGCGCTCAGACGATGGCGGCACCGTTACAGGACGCCTGTCCATGGCCAACCCGAACCTGCAGCAGGTTCCCGCCCGTCACGAGATCATTGGCCCCATGGTCCGCAGCCTGTTTCTTCCTGAAGACGGGGAGATGTGGGCATCAAATGACTTCTCCTCACAGGAGCCGCGCCTGCTTGTTCACTACGCCAATCTGCTCGATTTGCCCGGAGCCGACAAGATGGTTGCCGCCTACCAAGAGAACCCAAACACGGACTTCCACCAGATGGTTGCCGACATGGCAGGCATCAAAAGGAAAGCTGCCAAGACCATTGGTTTAGGGTTGATGTACGGCATGGGCAAGAACAAACTGGCAGCGCAACTTGACCTGAACCTTGACGAAGCGTCTGAGCTTATCGACCAGTTCCACAGGAATGTCCCGTTCCTAAAAGGCACAGTCAATGCTGTGATGAAAAGGATCGAGCATCCCGCATCAGGCGGATCGATTCGCACCCTGCTTGGACGCAAGTGCCGGTTCCCACTTTGGGAGCCGATGGAGTGGGGCGTTAACAAAGCGCTTCCACGTGAACAAGCCGTCATGGAATATGGTCAGAGGATCAAGCGCGCAGGCACCTACAAGGGCTTAAATCGTTTGATCCAAGGGTCAGCCGCCGACCAGACAAAGGCAGCAATGGTGGCTCTTGCTCGGGAGGGGATCATGCCCATGCTGCAAGTTCACGATGAACTGGCATTGAGCGTCAAGACAAGAGAGGAAGCTGAGCGTGCTGCCGAGATCATGGCAACGTGCGTGAACCTACAAGTCCCCAGTCGGTGCGATGTGGAAATCGGACCCAACTGGGGAGAGGCAAAGTGATATACTCTGCATCATTATGAAAACCGCTCTTCCTCGACCGATTATCTCTGGGTGTATTGTCAGCCCGGTAGACGGCCGCCCTTGGAAGGCGGAGGCCGCAGGTTCAAATCCTGCCACCCAGACCAATCATTGACCACTACGGTGTTCGTAGTGTAGTGGCAGCACGACAGTCTGTGAATCTGTCAGCGAGGGTTCGATTCCCCCGTCCACCCCAAAACAATTATGCGGTTTCAACCTCTTTGAGGTTGACCCAACAGGGCTTGACGTAGGTCAGCCTGTTTTCTGCCAACTTGCGCATGTGGCCTTTGCGGTAATGCGCGCAAGGCGAGCCGTGTGCAAAATCCCCACGTTGGAGCGCTTCAATTGCCGCGTCCCGCTCACCGACACCTACTTTAAGACTGTGGAGCAGCCGAAGCTTGTGCATCATCCTGATACCCGCCATCCCTCCAGCAATGGCATTTAATCCAAGAGGCGTCAGCGTGAACCGCTGCACCGCATCTTCTTCCATCTCATAAACCTCTTTCAAAGTTTCTGCCGAGCCGCAAAGTTGGATGACCGGATGCATTTTGATCTTCTCCTGCAGCAAAAAATGCCACACCGAATGGAACAGGAAGCCTGTGTTATTGCGGGCCTTGTCACCATGCTCCGCGAACCGCGTCATGAACCCACGCTTTGTGATTCCAATGTAGCCCCTGCGTAGCGGCTCACTTGTCTCATCCGTGAACCTCTCGTCCTTGTCACTGATCTTGAACCGGATGTGGTAAATCGCATACTTGTGAATGGGCTCCTTGTCATACGCCAAGTACAACGGGATATCTATGCGCATGGCAATGTCCCCACTTATGTCAACTACCTCATCTTCAGTCAGAGGCGGACTAGATAAAGCACAAACCATCAGCCTTGAACTGCCGTCACCATCTCTGATAACTGGCTCAGTTAATTGCAGAAACTTAGGCTGCTGCGTTGCCCTATCCATCCAAAACACAACGCGGACGTGGATACCTTCTTTGGCATCCACGCCCAACGGATGCGCCTTGGCTTGTTCCAAGGCGTTTTGAACCTTTTTGCATAGTTGCTTGTTTAAGAAGCAATACTCAAGGTTTTTCCACTTCATTACAGGTTCACCGATTGTGTGATCCTCGCCACCCTTTCCGTAGTAACACGCAGTGATGCGTTAAGGTGATAGACCCGCGTCGTCACTGGGGAGCCCATCGGATCGGGGACGATGTCTCTTTCCCTCAAATAATTTGGATAATCCAAAAGCACTGGACTTAGCCGGTTCTCCAAGACATCAAGCTGCTCCATCAAGCTACCAAGCAAGTTTTCATACGTCTGTAGCTCACTTGCAAGGTCCAGAGGCTTAGACACTTCTGGTGTTTTGATAGGTTGAAACCGGTCTTGCTGCTGTGCCATATAGGCAGCATGCTTCATCTCCTGCTCCACCTTGTAAGCGTGTGCGGGCTCTTCATAAGGATGCGCACGGAAATTAGGGTTTGTGTCATAAAAAGGCATTAGCGCACCCGTCCTTCCAAGCGATCAGCCACCAACTTAGCGTAGCCTGCAATATCCAACCAGTGGTCAACCACGTCAGGATTGCCGTTCACAATGCGGCCAATCTTGTGGATGATCATGTCCATGGCTTCGGCCTGATCATGTGCCAACGTCTTGTCACGATTGTTCAACGCTGCCTGTACAACACGTTTTAACATCTGCATGACCTCCGCTCCTTCAATGAACTTGCCGTACTCCACGGCCCGAGCGTCAAGGGTCTCGTCTACCGGATCAGGAAAGTCAAACATCTCAATTGGCAGTGGTGCGCTGCCGGCAGCGCTCTGCTGTGCCGGAGCAAGCGTGGCTAACTGCTGTGACTTTGGTGGGAACACAAACCCTTTCTTCTTCATTGTGTTACGCAGAACATAGATGGACTGCTTGGTTAAACCGAAGCGATTTGCTACCTCATTTGGCGCTGCAGCAGGATTACTCTGCATAAATGAGCGTGCTTTTGCGGTTCTTGTGTTTTTACGTTTTCTTGCTTTCATATCAGACTCTCCTCATATTGCGATAAATCGCGTTGGTTTGGTTTAGGGAACATCTTTGGGTCAAGTCTTGTGAATGGCCACCACGCCATCAGTTGTTCTTGACTCAAAGGTTTTTGGGGCTGCTCTTGGGGTTGCAGCTTCTTGTGTTGTTTTAAAGACTTCATAATATTTCTTAGGCATCGGTGCCTTCTTATCTAACAAATTCCGGAGCCATTCCGCTCCGCCTAGTTGGTTCAAAATCATCCACTGCCGGTCAGACATCCTCACTTGTCTTCCGATCAGGGGCTCGGGTGGTTTTGGTCTTGGCATGTTCTACTAAATTCCTCGTTGTTACTCTTTTGGTCCAGCAGCAAGCGCAAATCCATCTTGCTGCACTCATTTGAATTCCTCCTTCCGGAGGCCGCATTTCTTCGCACTTATTACAAAGCTGTAATTTGTGCACCGGTTGCTTGCTCCCCAACTGCAAGTGTTGCTTTGTGAAGCTCATCTTCCATCCTCTTTCTTAAAAACTCCTCATAATCACCTTGGTACTTCTTCACCCCGAAGTGATCGCACGTGTAGGCCACATCAACAAAGATCTTGAACCCCGCATCGGTTAGCTTCTTGCAAAGCTGCACATCCTCCGAAATCAGCCCGCCATCAATGATCTGCAGATCACAGATCAAGCGCCGAGGCTTGTCCTCAAAGTAGGGTGTCGATTGCTCCCAAACAGCCGTCATGGCCGCACGAGAAAGGCGCAAGAATCCAGTGCCAATGCACTCGACCTCTAGCAGGTTTACATATGGGTTCCAACTGTGTTTCCAAGGGTCCTCAGGGCGCAAGTTATAGCGCTCCTCGTCCACCTTCATCGGAACAGGAACACCCACCACGTCCACCGGATGGTCAATCAGATCAAAGAAAGCCTGTGCATCAAAGGATTGGTCCGAATCGATGAAAACAATGTCGTCCACCCCCGCGTCATAAGCTTCCCCAAACAGATTGCTTCTAGCCTTCTGCAGCAGCGCCTCATTCATCCAGAAATTAAGATTCAATTCCAGATCAGGCCTTTCCACCGCTGCGCGCTGAAAGATCACAGCCATCGTGACCGCAAAGTCACAAACAACCTTGCCGTCATAAGACGGGCAAAGAATGGCTACTTTGCGTTTAATCGGGCTCACGTTTTCATGTTCCTAATGTAGGCAGCAAAACTCCCTATGGTGTCTGGCCCAAAAGCCTTCATCTTCTCAATCTCCTTGGCCACCTCTTCAAGGACCAAGTTACGCTGTGAGGACAAGACCCAAGGCTCTTCCTTAAGCTGCTCAATAACCATCTGGCGCTTACGCCATCCCATCGCCTTCTCCCAAATACTTAGTTCTTTCATGATTTCTCCTTAAAAAACCATTTCCATCTGCGCTTCTTGGCAATCAAAACAAGGCAGTTCTTGGCATACTTCTCGACCGATATGCCTATCTTCTTTGCAAGCGCTACTTCAGTGGGAGTCAAGGTGATCTTGCCTACCCTGTTTTCGTTCCTTACCTTTCGGACGTACATCAGTCTTTCTCCTTCAGCTTGTCGTTTGCCAGTTCCATCATGCGTCGATAGATCTCAGGATCTTTCTCTTTAAGCCGCCCCAAAAACAGCGGCAGCCATGTTTCATCTGTCGGCAGATTGCGCATCAACTCACCCAGTTCTTTGTATGTGGTCATGTGTTCTTCTCCCTCACCTTGGCTTCTACTGCTTTGAATAACTCCCATATCTCTAACGGGCGGCCTTCACTTGCTAATTTAAGTATGTCGGTAAAATCATCCATAGTCAGTTCAACCCATGGGCGGACGTAGTCTTGAATATCGTCGTCGTCTTTCATGCTTGTCCCCTTGCTCGGATGGCTTTTGCAATATCTTGCCAATTTGCATATTGAGGGATGCGATGCGGTGTTGGTTCAGTCCCGCAAGCCACAACCACTTCATATTCTCCAATAGGCGTTTCAGCAACTTTTGCACACGCCTCACGCTCTTGCTCAATGGCTAACTTAACCAAGGCAACCAAGTGCGGGGTTGATACAGTCCACGTTGTGTAGTGCTTGTTCTCTTGCACCACCTTGTACAGTGCATCTAGGATTTCATCTTGTGTCATGCCTTCTCCTCATACCTGCTGCACTCTTCCAACCAAATAGGGTCAAAGTTCCACGGCCAATGGAACCAACCCTTCTGCGCAGCCCGAGCATTGCCAGAGATCAAAGCCTTGGGCTCCAAGCATTGGATGTGATGCGTCATGGGCAAAGGATCGCGGTTCACGCACTTGTGGCAATTAGGGCGGTCTACCTGCGGTTTGTAGTCTTCAAGATTGCTCATCAAATTCATCCTTTATCTTCTGCCGATCAATCATGGCCTGCATAGGATCTTTGTCACCCATCAGCACTTCAAGCAACAACCGATCAAGGGCCGCGGCTTTCTTCTCCACCAATCCCAATCGATAACCCACATCAAAAAACATCTTTGGATCTTCAGTCATTTAAATTCTCCTTTTGTCTTGCCTTTAACATCGCGTCTGCATATTGATAAGCCATACAAGCCGCATCATTTATGTTGAACGACTCCGCATCGTTCATTTCCTTAATTGCCATAGGCAACGCGGCTGCAGCAAAGTAATCCCGCAGCGCCATGCCCTTGATATGGCTTAGGTGTGAGTTTGGAAATGCAAATTCCGTCATACAACGTTCCTCATCTCTTCAAAATAAACAGGCGCATCCTGCTCAATCCGAAAAATCACATCCGGATGCAAAACCCCGCTCAAGTCCACATTGCTGTTAGGCAAGAACACAGAAATCAAGGTCCACACCTCCGGATAGTCCGGCTCCAGTTTCAAACCGGACATGGGCTCCACCGAACCTACCTCAGCCGGCTCATACTCAAAAAAACATTTGAGCGCTAACCCCAACTCATCACATTCATACAAGAATTCGTATTGATTGTTCACTTGTTACCCCACAGTCAAAATTATTAAAAAAGCCACAATCAACGACCCCAACGTCACAGGCCACAAGGGCACAGGACGATGGATCGAGGACCACCCCATCAAAGCCGCCTGAACAAGCTCCTCAGAGGAAGTCATCTCCGCAGGCTTGGGCTGATACAACAAACCAATCTGCACCTTCCCAGTGTTGTATGGCGTTGCGCGCCCATCTGTGCTCTTTACAGGCACGTAGTTGTCAGCATTAGTGATCATAAGAAGCTCCCATACCTTTCTTGGCCTTCATCGCATCGCTATACGCGTGCTCAAAACCCTCCAAAAACTTGTCCAGAGGCACACTCAATTCTGCTGTCAAAATGGCTGAGGAGACAAGGCACGCGAACCACGCCTCCGAGGGTTTGGCAAAAGTAGTTGCGCAAAAGTTAAGCAAAGTCTGCGCATTGTCCATGATTTGTCCAATGTCTTTATCCGTATCGTCCGGCTTTTTAGTCATGTCACTATCCTTTCTGTGTTAATGAAGTTGTCCGTCCTTTTATCAAAGTGGACAGGGTTATTATCATGCTTTTATCCAGTTAGGTCAATTACTTGGAATGTACTAAATCGTAGGGGTTTTCCCTTGGTTTTGGGGTTTTAGTGTGATGTTTTATTGTACTGGGTGGATATACAGTGTGTTTTGGGGGAGGGGGATTGGACCGCGGACCGAGGGTCAAAAAGGGTGAAAATGGCTCAAAAAGTAATACTAAGGTTTAGGTGCTATAGACCTTTTAGGGGTAAGGTATGTTTTTTTTTTTATTTTTGTGAGATTTGGCGTAATAGACGTAATGGTGTAAGAACTGAATGAAATCAATACGTTACGAGCATTCGGCGAATTACGTCTGGAGATTCAATGTAATATTTTCAGGGGAGCTCCGCGAGATGAATTCTGAAAAAATAAAAACACACTACACCCTCCAAAAGTTCTATAGGGAGCCCTGATTGCTTTTGTTGGTTGACTCTTGGGGCGACACTCGTTATACTCGTGGTAGTTCTTTTACGGGAGTTAATGATGGTACACATTGATCAGGGAATAGCCCTGCCAACCAATCGATCCAAATATCCTTTTGGGGAAATGGAAGCGGGCGACAGCATCCTGTTTGGCGTGCGCAAGCAAGCTGAAAGCTGCAGAGTGGCTGCCCTTCGTTTCACACGAGTGCATCAGCCCAAATGGGTGTTCACGCTGCGCAAGGTGGACAATGGTTGGCGCTTGTGGAGAATCAGCTAATGGCCAAGAAAGACGTCTACAACGTTCCACCGGTTATGCCGGACAAAGCGCGCAAGCGCATGACCACAGAAGTGGCCCCGTTGCGTCAGCAGCGCAGGAAGCTCACGCCTAAGGAATGGACCTTTGTTACCGAGCTTGTGAGTGGCGATGGACGGGTGACAATGAAAGAGGCTGCCATACGGGCCGGATACAAGGCCACCAGCGCTTCTGTGATGGCATGGAAGCTTACCCACCCCGACATCAATCCGCACGTTGTAGCGGCCATTCAGGCCTATCGTGCTGAATTGGCTTCCAAGTACAACACGTCTTATGAGCGCCATATGCGCGATTTGCAAGTCATTCGCGACAAAGCTTTGGATGCCGGTGCATTTGCTGCAGCCGTCCAAGCAGAGTATCGTAGAGGCCAAGCCTTGGGAACGATCTATGTGGAGCGCAAAGAGATCCGCCATGGCACGATTGACAGCATGAGCAAGGAAGAGGTGCAGCGCAAGCTTGATGAGCTTAAAAAGCTGTATGGTGGCCCACCACCTACCGCCTTGATCGATGCGGACACCGGAGTGGTGATTGAAAGTGCAGCACGTGAAAAAGATCCTGAATTCGATGCCGGAGTGGAGCAGCCTCCGCTTGACATCTTTGAGCGAGATTTGGGGGGATCAGATGACACCTGAAGCTAGGTTTTCGGCTAGGGTGAAAGCCGGCCTTGTCAACTGCAGCATTGAGCGCATTGAGAATCGCGTCAACCTTGGCATTCCTGATATGTTGGTGGGTGTCGGGGAATACTTTGTTTTGATGGAATTGAAAGTGGTAGCCAAGGGTTTAAAGGTTGGGCTGCGGCCACATCAAATTGCTTTCATGACTCGGCATGCTGCCAAGGAACGGCCTTGCTTCATTCTTGTTCTTGACATGGGTAATACACTACGCCCCTCGACCATTCGTTTGTATCAAGGGGGAGATGCTATGAAATTGGCTGCAGAGGGCATAAAGCTTGAGCCCTTCAAATGTTGGCCATCGCGTGGCATGCCTTGGGTGGAATTAGAGGAAACCCTAGGTTTAGTAAAATAAATGTAAATAAGTGTTGCAAGGTGTCAAAACCTTGCTATACTGGCGATGCCGGTGCTTGATCCGGTGTCCTTAGAAAGAAGAGAGCAGATATGAAATTATCAGTTGATTTACTTGACAACGATGTCAAGTCGGCCGTTGTAAACATCGGCAAAAACAGCGGTTACGTTGAGGTGTATCTCAGCGGTGGTGATCTTGTTGTGATCGTCTATGACGCCAAGGGCGACATTGTCCATTCCTTCGATACGCCTTGGGGGAAAAAATGAAAAACTTGTCTTTTGATGATGTGGCTTTTCTTGACGTTTATCAGCATGCCGTTGCTGTTGCTTCGCGTGCTGATGTAGTTCGCTTTTTATCTGCTGATCCGGACGAGCGCAGCAGTCGCGAATTTTGCGATTCGATGGACGATGTGTATTCGTCGATTGCTGATGCGCATGAGGTTTGGTTTTGCGCTTTGAAGCATGCCCGAACAAATAAGGGTATGACAGTTGGCAAATTGTCGGCTGCGCTCGCTAATTTGCCGCGAGATTTGCCCGTTTTGATTTGGGATGCCGGCACCCGTTTGGGGGTTGCGCATATTGACGATAGCTTTATAGAAGACGAATACCCGCGCCTTGAGTTGAATACCGACCGCGACGATTAACCCAGAAAGGATAGAAAATGCCAATTTATAAATATGACGTGTGCTTTCCCAATTCCCAGAGTGTGATTCGCACCTTCCCTTCCCTTACTCGCGCGCGTGACTTTATGCGCTTTATGTCGGCCGATGACTTGCCTTTTTTGGTTATGCCATGGGATGAAAACAGCATGCCCTTAATTGTGCGACGCGTGAAAACCCCTAGAAAATATCACACAAAAACGGCCGTTAAAGTTGATATACTGGGCCCCTCACAACAGAAAGGATAGAGAAATGTTAAAAACAGTCAAAATCAGCGCGAACAGCAAAACCGGCCCAATAGCTGTTACTTATCGCAGCGGAGAGCATGAGACATATGGCACGTGCCCGACTAGCTGCAGCCTGCACCCCAAAAGTGAAACCGGCACATCACAAATTGATAGTGAATATTTAGCGGCCGTTTTTGATAGTGTCCCGCGTGGTGGCCAAGCTTGGACATATTCGCATTTTGCGGCCGAGGCGCTCCCGCTTCCTCAGCCAAATAAAACAGTTATAAATGCGAGCTGTGACACAACGGCCGAAGCAGTGCGCGCCGTAGAATTAGGCCGGCCCGCTGTGTATGCTGCGCCCCTAGAATCGGCCGACCAGTGGCCACAAAAAATTCACAATGTGACGTTCGCGCGCTGCCCTGCAGAATTGGCCGACAATTTTAGTTGTCAGCAGTGCGGCGGCGGCCGGCCATTGTGCGCACGTGGTGCGCGTGATTTTGTTGTTGTTTTTGTTGCGCATGGCACCGGAAAAAAGAAAGTCGGAAAAGATGAAAAAGGCGGCTGTTATGCTGCGAGCGGGCCGACAGCGATACAGTGGCACAACACGAGAAAAAACGGCGCTGCTAATGATGCTGCAGCGCTTCGCGAATTTGTGCGCACTCTCCCGCATGGATCTTTTTTGCGCCACCATATCGCCGGCGATTGTGGGCGAGAATTGGGGGCATCGTGATAATTGGAATAATCGTAATTTTTATAGCCCTCTGGTGGCTTATTGATCAATTTGAAAAATAAAGTAAATAAATGTTGCAAAGTGTAAAAATGATGTACAATTCACGTACCGGCACAAAAAACCGGTTTTTATTAACCCAGAAAGGATAGAGAAAAATGGCACACATGATCGACACAACAACAGGAAATGCAGCTATTGCATATTCAGGCCTTGCACCATGGCACAAATTAGGCCAACAGCTAACAGCGGGCGCGACAATTCAGGAATGGACACAGCAAGCCGGTTTAGCTTATGACGTATTAGAAAGCCCCGTTTTATTTAACACACCGGCCACCAGTGCCCCCCAAGCTTGGCCAGATAGAAAGGTTTTGCATAGAAGCGATACGGGCGCGCCCTTGGCCGTAGTGTCACAAGGTTATAACGTGGTTCAACCCTCCGAAGTAATGGGGTTTTTTAGTAAGTTGGTGGATCTTGGCGGGTTCACCATGGAAACCGCGGGAGCGCTTAGTTACGGCCGGAGGGTGTGGGCCTTAGCGAAAGTGAGCGAGGGGGCCGATATTGTCGAGGGTGACACAGTGCGCCCTTATGTTTTGCTTGGCACATCGTACGATGGAACCATGGCCACCATTGCAAAATTCACCAGTGTTCGCGTGGTGTGCAATAACACAATCACAGCAGCGGTAAACAATAGCGAATCACAAATTAGGGTTTTGCATTCTGAGCGATTCAATGCGGACGATGTCCGGCTGCAGCTTGGTATTGTCGCGAACCAGTGGGAGCGCTTTTTAGTGCAATCCCGCAAGTTGGCCGGCGAGACAATGACAGGCGAACAGTGCGACGCGTTCGTAACTGAATTATTGAAGCCCTACCACACCGGCAAAATTGAAATCAAAGATAGCCGAGCATTCAAGCGAATCATTGAATTATTCAACGGGCGCGCTATCGGTTCCGATATTCAGGGCGTGGCCGGCACAAGGTGGGCCGCATTAAATGCTGTCACTGAATTAGTTGATCATGAGCGCGGGCGCTCAGACAATACCCGCATGGAGTCCGCATGGTTTGGAACGGGAGCAGCGCTTAAAAATAGGGCTTTGGAATTGCTTTCCGCTTAACCAGTGCAATTAGCCGACCGCGCGGTTGGTTTTTCACTCTCGCGCGGTTGGTTTTTTGCATCTAGCGGTTGGTTAATGAAAACCCTATAAACTAGGCCCTTGGCCCCTCGCGCTCGCCGTCCTAATCGTGGCCCTTGGCCCGCGCGCCGTTAGGCCCGCGGGGTTTTCCCCTCTGCTGCCGGTTTTTTTCTTTGATTTTTTCCCTTGAATGGTGGTGGCGGGGGTGGGTGGGCCCGCTGATCTTTTTTTTGTTTTATTTGTTGCAAAGTGCTGGCGCGGTGATATACTGTGTGCTCAACTTAGAAAGGATAGAGAGATGACTGATCAGGAAAAAATTGATTTGCTTGGCGAGGCCTTGAACAACCTTATGCAATCTGCGGACGCCTACATTGTCGATGGCACATGGATCGATGAATTGACGCAGGACATTAAATTGGCAAGGGCCGTGATTAAACAAGTTTCCACAACAGAAAGGATAGAGAGATGACTGCTAATGAACTTTATGCGTTGCTTGATGCCCATGGTATTGACTATGAACTTATCGCTGAATTTGAGGGATCGGTTCGCTTGAACATTGAAGTGGACGACGAGGAGAGCGACGAATGAAAAACGAATACGTTATCTATTGGCGAGAAGAAGTGCTTTACAGAAGCAAGGTCATTGCGACAAGCGAAGAAGAGGCCCGAAGCCACTTTCTTAGCCTCAAAGAAAATGCTGAATTCAAAGACGATATTGATTGGGAAAACGACAATTTTGAATTCTCAATTGACAATGTTGAATGCCTTGAAGAGGATGTTGATTATGATTAACACCGATCAAGTAATCCAGTGCGCCTCGGATCTTGGATATTCGCTTTCTCTGGATGATGCTTTGGACGTTCTCCATGGTGACTTTGACGGGTGGGTTATTTATGAGGGGGAAAACGTCTGGAATGCAACCACTGAATGGTTGAACATTTATGAGACTGGCGCAGATTTTTATAAAAAAGAATTTAAGAAGATTCGTGCAAAGTGGGAAACAGTGCTATAATTCAACTGTCTAATCGGCCGATTAGATACAACCCTAGAAAGAAGAGAGAACGCAATGAGCAACCCAGTAACACCCTTTCGCAATAACCTGTTTGGTTCACGTGGCATGGACATTCAGTCCGCACTGGATTACGCGGAGACCATGATCAGCACTTTTCAAGGCACTGAGTATGCGGCCGCAAAGACTGCAATCGGCGTCCTAGTCAATACGATTGAAAGTGCAGTGACCCAGTCTAAAGGGCCAACACCCTTAGAAGAAGCATTGTTTGAAATCATTGATAAACGCATTGCAGTTCTGCAAATCAACACCCAAGTAGAAATCAACGCGTCGATTGACGACTGGATGGATAACAACCTGCGCGACAAAATGATGGACATCTTGGCCAACGAAGATATTGACGACGACATCTCCAACTGGATGTCAAACAATTTTGATATCACCGATTACAACGTGGACGATGCAATAGAATCTTGGGCCGATAACAACCTAGATGAAAAGATTAGCGAAGCAATTAATAATCTGACATTTAATGTAACGCTAAGTTAAACCGTGATATAATCCATGCACTGGGTCACCCGATCCAGTGCAACTTAAACCCTAGAAAGAAGAGAGAACATCATGACTAAAGTCATCACAATTGATAGCAACCGTTACGTGTTACCAACTGAAATGTCCAACAAGGACATTCAAGCTCTGGCCGGTTTCCTGATCACTCTGACCAGAGTGGATTACGAGTGGATGTATGGCCAAGGCGATAGCCTTTACTTTCCGAACGAAGGCGCGAAAGTCAGCATAGACCAGTTCGAACTGGTCAGCAAAGAAGAAGCAAAGACCAGAGCGAACACGGCCCGCGAAGTTTATCAGGCCAAGAAGGACGAAGAAGAAAGAGCCAAGGCCGGTGACCTGATCGGCCTACACGTGAACCAGTAAGCGCTGGTCTAGGTTGTATGTACATACAACCTAGAAATCACAAACCCGAAGGCAGCCGACCAGCTGCCTTTTTTGTCAGCCGGTGTATTACTATACTCTGTATAGTAATACTGGGCCTGTGGCCCAGTATGCATAGCACAGACACCGATGGCATGCCATCGGTGTTTACCCTTACTCTTTTTTTCTTATTTTTTCCCTCATAGGTGGTGGCGGGGGTGGGTGGGCCCGCCTGTTCCTCTGTTGTCTATGTATGGGGTTACATTCTTAACTAGGGGGAGGGCCATAAACAGCCCAGTTCACTCAGGCTAAACCTTCGCCCTGTTTCTGCCAAATTTCAAACCTTTTTAAACTTGGTCTCCCCAAAAGACCCCCCTTGTTGTTTTAAATGCAATCAGGGGTTATATTTATGCAAATTTCAAAACGTGGCCTATGCACTCTATAAAACCCGATGACGTCCAAGAAGAACAGCTTCGTTTAGAACTGCGCCTTAAACTTTTAGAAGCGCAGGAGCGTGCAACCACTGACTTCCTGTCCTTTTGCCAGTACGTCTGGCCCGAGATGCTTGTCGGGGAACACCACAAACGAATCGCCAAAGCCCTTGACCGTGTCATTTCTGGCGAGTGCAAACGCCTGATGATCGCGATGCCTCCCCGTCATGGTAAGTCCCAGCTTGGCAGCTATCTGTTCCCAGCATATCTGATGGGCCGTAACCCGGACACTAAACTCATTGTCGGCTCACACACTGCTGAGTTAGCGCAGCGTTTTGGCCGGATGATCCGTAACCTTGTCGATGACGAGAAGTACAAGGAACTTTTCCCTAAGATGGCCCTGTCAGTTGACAGCAAGGCTGCCGGTCGGTGGAACACGGCCCAAGGCGGTGAAGCGTTCTTCATTGGCAAGGGCGGTGCGATGACGGGCCGTGGTGGTAATGTTGTCGTGCTGGACGATATCTTGGACGAGCAGGATGCTGTATCTGAAACTGCGATGGAGAACACGTGGGAGTGGTACACCTCTGGTCCGCGTCAGCGATTACAGCCGGGCGGCGCGATCATTGTGATCAATACACGTTGGAAGACAGACGATCTGTCTGGCCGCCTGCTCAAGCAGCAGGGCTATTTAAAGTCTGACCAGTGGGAGGTCTTGGAGTTCCCTGCCATTCTGCCGTCCGGAAAACCCTTGTGGCCTGACTACTGGAGCCTTGATGAGTTAGAGAAGGTCAAGGTATCCATTGGCTTGAAGAAGTGGAACGCCCAGTGGCAGCAGCAGCCAACAAATGATGAGGGTGCGATTCTGAAGCGTAACTGGTGGCGCAAGTGGAAGTTTGATGATCCCCCGCAGTGTGAGTATCTGATTCAGGTGTATGACACGGCATACTCAAAGAAAGAGACTGCTGACTTCTCTGTTATCAGTACGTGGGGCGTGTTCTATCCTGATGCTGACTCGGGTGCAAACCTGATGCTCTTGAACGTGCGCAAAGGCCGGTGGGACTTTCCTGAACTCAAACGGATGGCCAAGGATGAATACATGTATTGGCAGCCTGATAATGTTTTGATTGAAGCAAAGGCTACCGGCACGCCCTTGCAGCAGGAACTTCGTAAGATGGGCATTCCTGTCACGATGTTCTCGCCCGGTGGTCGTAAGTCAGGACAAGATAAGGTCAGCCGTGCCAATGCTGTTGCTCCATTGCTGGAGTCCGGCATGATCTGGTACCCTGAAGGTAAGGAGTGGGCCGAGGACCTTGTAGAGGAATGCGCGGCTTTTCCTAATGGGAACAATGACGACCAAGTGGATACCG